TGGGGGCAATATGCTGTCCCATATCGGGTCGTCCTTGCTATACACCTTTTTGTCTAAACGCCTACAGATATCAGTAGTCCTATTATCTAGGACGGCTGAGTACTGCAGCAGCTCAACAAAGCCGGCCGCGTTATAAGTTTGTTTGCGAGCTAAGTTATAAAAATTAGAAGCGTTCGTCCTCACAACAGTATCAAGTAAAGTAGGCCTCGCAGATAACTCCCCAACAGCTGCGCCTTCTACTACCGAGTTGAATTTCTTGTTAATCTCGTTCGCTATATCATTATAACTATCCCCTCTTTGCATCCCGACAAGTAATGTGTTCTTAACATCGTTGAGCAGTTTATCATTTAATTGACCTACTGCAAGGAAAGAGCGTTGGTCAATAAACTCTTTGGCCATATCCTCCGCTTCTTCCTCATCTAGCTTCGCATCTGCCATACTTGCAAACGATGCTTCCGAAATACCCTCTAAGGCGGTATCCTTAGCAAACATATACAAATCTTGAAATTCTCTTTGGAATATAATTCTTACATCACCCATATATTTAAGTTTTAACTTTTCAATATCGGCAAACTTATTCTGTCCTATAATATCGCGCCTACTAATAAAGTCTTTTATAGCTTCTCTACTATCTTTTAACTTCTCAGCAGCTCTCAAAACTATGTTATCAATCTTAGCATCAAATTCATTACTAACGTTTATTATGTTCCCACGTTCCTCGTACGCCGTAAGCGGCCGTGGTAGGTCCTCCGCGCCTTCTGTGAATTGGTGCATCTCCTTCTCACCCTCTTCAGGTACTTCAGGCGTCTCACTGTCAGATTCTTCTGGCAACTCATCATCAGGGGCCTCCTGTTCTGTGTCTTCCATATCTTCCATATCTTCTAAATCTTGTTCTGTTATATTTGGAAATTTAATTTTATCTCTAATATGATTCCAATCTTCAAGTATAGTAGGCATTCCTTTATCAATAGCTGAATAGAAAGAATCTAATCCTTTTAATATCTGACTATCGTCATAAGGCATAAACTCGAACCTAGCATACTCTTTCTGAGGCCCGAAGTTAGCATGTATGAGTTGTTTAAAAACTTTTTCGTTTAATAACTCAGTTAAACGTAATCTATTAAAATCGCAAACTTTCTTAAATAAGTCAAACTGTTGTTCCCCAAGACTGTAACTTCCACCCTGTGTAGTTTGCCCAAACCCAATCAAATCGGGCAATAGTAATGCTCTTGCTATCATTTGGTTGTATCTCTCAACCGCTCTATCATACTCCCCTGAACTATTACCCACTTTAAATAACTCAAGGTCCGCCGACTTCGGTATAACTAGGCTGACTGTTTGCTGGATGCTCTCCATTATACTTATCATTTTCTTAACGCTGGTGCTTCCGAAATTGTCATCCACCTTAGCTACCGGGAATGGTGATGCGAAGCGTTGCAGATATATATTCCAAAACTTAACTGTCATCTGTTTAGCGAGCCAAGCTCTGTAACAACGTTGTAAATCCGAAGTTCCATATGGATTATCAAATTTAGGTATGTTTACAAATACTAGCATCTTATCCATCGGCAAGTTCTTATCCTGGTTCTTAGGTTGTCTCTGAACTATTTTCTCCAGCACTCCCATATCGTCTGTATAATAATCTATTGAATGTGGAGGTACTGTTTTTATACGTTTGAGGTACATCTTACCTTCTTCTATCTCAAACACTTTTTCACTTAAACTAAATCCGTATTCGTACGCAGACTGTATCTGATACAAATCTTCCTGGAATAATCCCACGTATCTATTTGTTATATTATCTGTTAAAAACTTAACCTGGTTCTCAGGCCCTTGAAACCGGTATCCAGTACTAAGTACGAACTGTTTCTTAAGTTCTAGGATTGCAAATATCGACTCGTCGTCGAGCATATCGTCTACTGTTTGGAAACACGAACCTGTCTTCTGTATAAATGGACTTGGATTATAACCGTCGACTAGTGATTTCTCATAATTATAGCTTCGGGTACTTGTGGAATCGGATATTGCACCGACTAACTCCTCAAATTTCTTGAGTGTCGCTTCAGCTTCAGCAACTACTCCTAAAGGGGTAGCTTCTTTCTTACTTTTATTAAACATATCTAGAATTCCCAATGCGGCTCCTTTGCAAAAGACATAGTCATAAAATGCAGTATACTTATATTATAAAGCAATGCATTCTAATAATCAAATGAATGGCGGGTTTATTTTACCAGCGCATCATTTCGTGCACATTTAAATTATCGTCGTAAATATCGTACACCCTCTTGGTAGTCCTAAGCTCGTCTATGTCCAATTGCCCCATATTAGCCCTATGGTGTAAATAATTTACCATAACAGCGGCGTCTAAATAGTTAGGTGAGCGCCTCAAACGTTTCTTTATATCGGACTTACCCTCTATTTTAATAACCTTAGCTGTTATTTCGTAACGATTCGTCGTTGCCTCCGCTACAAAATCAGGGTGCTCTAATATATCTATCTTATCAAGACGTAGGTCTTCTCTAAAATACCAATGGGCCTCAGCTCTTCTATTTGCGAAACTAAAAAAGTCGTACGTTTCGTTCGCTTTCGAGCCACTATCAAAACTAAAGCAGTCGACACCTGCATCTTTTAACGTATCCACGGTTCCTGCACCCAACCCAATAACGTCTACTGCGATATCTTTAGGTAGTATTGCATACTCTTTCATCCTCAGGATAGCAATCTGAGCTACCTCCGTAGTACTTATCTTCTTATACTCTTCGAACTTAAATATAGTATCGCCTCTCATAAATGCAAACACAGACGAGTCATCTCCATACCGCGCCACATCGATTCCCATTCTCACACGACCAACGTTAGGCACCGCTACCATGAAGTTATTCTTTAACCACATATACTGAATTAACTGCTGTGGGTCATCTCCATAATCCCATTGACCTAATACGTAACGATTGTATTCGGACTCAGGTAACGATTCCAACATTGCCATAACGTCTTCCCCTAAATAGGGATTATGTTTAGGTAAGGACAACTGGAAAAATACGTCTTTGCCCAGTATCCCATCTCTATTCTTATCATAGAACATCTGTTTGACCCAATTATCCGTAGGGTTGAAATCTAAAAATATACTAGGTCTTACGCGCAGCTCTTTACCGTCGACTACTGAGGTGTTCCATCTCCCGACTCTCGTTTTAGATAATTCAAAATACCCTTGTTCTATCTGGTTTGCCTCATTAAAGAAGCACCCAGTATACTCTCCACCTTTAATATTGTCGAAATCGGGGTCTTTGGTTGCATCGGCCCATAAGAACAACAACTCACTACCGTTTGGATAGCGCGCTTTCATGTCTCTTATTGGGATATCGTGTTTATTGAACTGTAATATCTTTTTATAACTAGGGATAGTGTTGTTTTTTAGGTTCTTTTCGGATTTTCTGAATATTGCAAAGCGCATATTAGGTACTGCTAAGCATATTGCATGTAAAAGATTCAATATTCCTATTGTTTTAGCTGAGCCGGTCCCGCCTCCAAGTGCAAATACTCTATATTTCCCGCTTTTATACGCTTCTACGAGTTCTAGTTGCTTATCGGTTAGCTTCATTTACTATGGGCTCCGTGTCTACTACGTCATTTGTATCTATTATATTACTTTCCTCAATCGCTTCTAGGACTACTGCGTTTCCTAACATGTTTGTGATGTCGGCGACTCCTAAGACTCCCTCGACTTCTAGTTTCATATCTTTTGGCATGACTGGAACCACAAACTCTTTATAGAATCCTTTTATATCAGACGCGGCTTCGTCAAAGAGCATACGTCTAAACGCTTCACGATTGTTCGCTTCGTTGAAAACGTTGAGTATCTCTCTTATTGCTACTGCTCTGTCGTGTTTTGCCATACTTATATTATATAGAGATTATATCAGAATGGCACCTTTTGAAATATACATTGATGAATTGTAATGTATGTAGTGAAAAAAATTTTACTAGAGGTCTTGTTTTTTACCCTTTTTCGATTCCGAGGTCAGTGTTGCTAAGTCGATATGTCTTAATATGATATGTTGATGAATCGTAATGTATTCACGATTCTAAGATGTTACCCCGGCCATAGTAAATAAAAAAAAATTGAATGATTTTTCAACCATTCAATCTTTCTAATCAGTCATCGAGAAAACG